TAAGTTAGCACCTATTCCTGATTTTGCTTACACATTGAGTTTGGTTTACTCTGCTGCGCCTCCTTTCTTGAGTGACTCAAACACAAGCAATACATTCTTGACTGTTTGTCCTGATTTGCTCTTGTATGCTGCTTTGATTGAAGCCGAGCCTTACTTAATGAACGATGCTCGAATCAATACATGGGGAACTATGTTTGACAGGGCTATGGGTTCGTTGACTCGCTCTGATGAGAAGGGTCAATTCTCTGGCGTTCCTTTGGCAATGCAAAACACATATATTTAATATGCCTACACAAAGAGTACAACTAGGTGAGTGGATGCCTGACCAGTCAGGTATTACTGGCGCATTGACTGATGCTAAAAATGTAGTGTCTCAAGCCGTGGGGTATGGCCCTTTCCCTACGGCTGTAGCATTTTCAGCCACAGCAGCAGAAGAATTAGTTTCTTTATACGCTGCTAAGAATCCAGACTCCACTACTCAGTTGTTTACTTCTGGCGCAACAAGAATTTATACAGTTGATGGCGTAGGCGCATTGACACAAGTTAAATCGGGCATGACTACTGGTGCTTCCGATAAGGTGCGTTTTACTCAGTTTGGTAAAACAGTTATCACGACTAATAACGCTGATGTGTTGCAAGCATGGACGCTAGGAACATCTACAGCATTTGCTAATTTAAGCGCATCTGCACCTATTGCTAAGTACATTACTGTCGTGCGTGACTTTGTTGTTTGTGCAAATACGTTAGAGACAACCCAACAACAGTATCGTGTTCGTTGGTCAGCTATCAATAATGAGACTGATTGGGTAGAGAATGTAAACACTCAGTCTGACTATCAGGATATTCCTGATGGTGGACAGATTGTAGGAATTCGTGGTGGTGAGTTTGGTTTAGTGTTCTTAGAAAGAGCCATTAGCCGAATGACCTATGTAGGTACACCTTTTATATTCCAGTTTGACAACATCTCTCGTAATAAGGGATGTATGGTTGCAGGTTCTATTGCACAGTACCAAGGGATTACATTCTTCCTATCGGACGATGGTTTCTATATGTGTGATGGTCAGCAAGTTATACCAATTGGTAGCGAGAAGGTTGACCGATTCTTTATTGATGACGCATCTGAATCTGACTACAACTCCATGTCTGCTGCTGTTGACCCTATTCGCAAGTTGGTGATTTGGAACTATGTAGCTACAGATGGAAATCGTAAACTAATTATTTACAACTTTGCTACTAAGAGATGGACTTATGCAGACGCAGGAACAGATTACTTATCTGAGGCATCCTCAACTACTGTAACTCTTGAGCAATTAGATAGCATTTCTGGTTCTATTGACGCATTGACTACAAGCCTTGACTCTCGTCTTTATGTTGGTGGCAAATACTTCCTTGGCGGTACGTTAGGCGCAAAGGTTTACACCTACACAGGAACAAGCGCAACAGGGCAGATTGCTACTGGTGACATTGATTTAGGTGGTCAATCGGTGGTGACTTTGGCTCGTCCACAGGTAGATAATGGCTCTGGAACAATTGCTGTAGCTTCTAGGCAACTATTAAGCCAAGATGTTACATTTGGGACTGCTGTAGCTGCTGACTCAGAGAACAGGGTTTCTTTGCGTAGTTCTGGCAGATACCACAGACTTCAGTTAACCCCTACTGGTAACTGGACTAACGCTGTGGCTATTGATGTGGATGTGACAGGTCAGGGTGTTCGATGACAAGTCAGTTTAGGACACTTCCTGTATTCGGCTCTGACCAAAGGTCTGTTGCTGAAATTGTCAATGGAATTATGAATGGCAAGACAAACAACACAGGGACTGTTACTCTGGCGACTGGTGGTGCAACAAGTACCACTTTGGTAGACCGAAGGATAGGCCCAGACAGCCTTATTGTGTTGTTTCCATCATCTGCTGCTGCTTTTACTGATTCAACCCCTTATGGTGCGTTTCAGGACTCTACAGACCAAACGATAGCCTCAACAACTACTGCATATCCAGTAACTTTTAACACTACTGACTTTTCTAATGGCGTAAGTGTTGCAAGTAGTTCAAGGCTGACTGTTAAAAGCTATGGAATTTACAATGTTCAATTTAGCTTACAGTTCGTCAATACTGACTCACAAATCCATGATGTAGATGTTTGGTTCAGAAAGAATGGCACAAACATAGCCAATTCAAATAGTAGATTTTCTATTCCTAACAGTCATGGTGGCATTGATGGACATTTAATTGCTGCCCTCAATTTCTGGGTGGAATTGAACGCAAACGACTATGTAGAGATTGTTTGGAGTGGTACAAGTACAGCATTGTCTATTGAGCAATTGCCTACACAGACAAGCCCAACCAGACCTGCAACGCCTTCTGCCATTGTGACTGTTAACTTTGTTTCATCTAATGGAACTAATGCAGCAGGGGATTATTGCGTTTACGCTAGTTCCCAAGGACAAGGAACAGCAACGATTACACACTTTGCAAACTCTACTGCTGATAAAACTTATAGATATGCAATTATTGGTTGATTTCTAACAAATTTGGATTAAAATGGATTCCGTGGATGACCCATCTCGGAATCCGAACTTTTAGGAGTAAAGATGGCTACTACTACCACTCAAACTGTTGACCCTGCAATTCTTCCATATTTGACGTATGGACTGCAACAGGCATCAGGTCTGTATCAGGGCGGTGGCCCACAATACTACACAGGCGAAACCTTTGTAGCACCCTCGCAAACCACTCAGGCTGGTATTCAAGCCTTAGAGACTCGTGCGTTAGCTGGTAATCCCTTAACTGGACTTGCTCAACAACAAGTGCAAGGAACTTTGGGTGGTGCTTATCTAGGTGGAAACCCTTTCTTTCAAGGTGCATTTGCGCCAGCAGCACAAGCGGCTCAACAACAGTATCAGCAAACACTAGGCGACATTGGCTCTAAAGCTAGTCTTGCAGGGCGTTATGGCTCTGGTGCTATGGGTAGCTTGCAAGATAGGGCTACAGGTCAGTATGCACAAGCCTTGACTAACACAGCAGGTCAACTTGCTTATCAGAACTACGAGCAAGAACGAGCAAGGCAACAACAAGCTATTGGCATGGCCCCTCAATTGGCGGCTACTGATTACCAAGACATTAACCAGTTGTTGCAAGCTGGTCAGTTGCGTGAAGGTTACCAAGGTCAACAGTTGGGTGCTGACATTCAGCGTTTTAACTTCTTGCAAAGCCAGCCACAACAGAACTTGCAAAACTATATGTCATTGGTATATGGCAGCCCATTAGGACGAGTGGGGCAGACTACAGCGTCTGGTGCTGCTGATACTTCTGCGTTCCAGAAGTTGCTAGGTACTGCTGCCGTTGGTGCAGGTGTTTACAAGAATCTAGGTTCACCTAGCTTCTTAAACCCATCTAGTTCAAGTTTCCTTGGTGGTGCTTTTAGTTCTGCGCCTAACATGGGAACTATTGACCCTCGTTATTATCCCATTGACTACAACTTTGGTTAAATCATGGCTGGACTATTAGACATTTTCGGTACTGGTGGCTCAAGCACGATGGGGCTTTTGGGTATGTCACCTGCTGACATTCAAAGCAATCGTGATGACGCACAGGCACAAGCACTATACGCATTAGCTGGCAGATTGTTTGCAGGTGGTAACACAGGTCAGTCTATTGCTGAAGGTTTACAACTTGGTCAGAAAGCCTATAAGGGCGGTATGAACGAGGCTATGCAAACACAATTGCAGAACTATCAGTTATCTGAAATGTTGCGTAAGCGTAAGCAAGAAGAACAGATGCGTACACTTGCACCACAAATATTTACCACTACAACTACGCCAGAACAAGTTACTTACGAAGGTGTACCAAGTCAATTCCCTGCTCGTGATGATGAGGGTAACTTAATGCCAAATATGGCTGTAAGACCTGCTCAGACTACACGCACTATTGACCCTAACAAACTACAAGCCTTGGCTATGTTGTCAAATGACCCAATAGCCTCATTGTCGCAAATGGCTAAACTTGTCCCTGACTTGCGTAAAGCAGGGTTTCTTGGTGCTGGTGGTCAAGAAGATAACCCATTCTTGCAGTTTACAACTGACCCGACTATTCCCACACACCTTAAAAATCTTGCTACTCAATATGCAACTAGCTATAGCAAAGGTTTGATTGACCCTGAGAAAGCTGATACACGAGCAAAAGAACTTACTGATGCTATTGGTAGAAATCAGCAGTTCCAACAATCTCAAGATACTATTAAAGCAGCACAAGCACAAACCCAAGCATTTCAAACAGCAATGACTGAGTTGAAAGAAAAGGGGATGCAAGATACTGCTCAATATAAACAATTGCAAGCACAAAAT